TTTAGGCGCATCATCAGAAAGCATCACGGTAATGTATTTATTTGGAGATGCATCCAATGCTCTTCCCTGAAAACCTATCAAATTAGAATCAGCGTCATACATTGGTATAATAATGCGACTCTCATCCCTACCAATAGTATCAAAAGTAACTTTTTGAGTGTTAGTCCATTGTTTAAAATTGTTAGCAAAATAAAACTTTTCCGGATTTAATTTACGATTTTCCAGATATTCTCTAGCAATTGGGATCTCCGATGCTTTGGGCAAGTCTAATTTCTTTTTGAATATTGGTTTTGCAAACTCAAACTTTGGTTCCTCAACTACAAAACTTCTACCCGTATGCCCTTCTTTAAACTTCTCAAAAGCATATTGTTTATAAGTTGTAGAATCAATTTGTTTTAGAAAGTTATTAAACGATACATTAACTCCACAATTATGGCACTTAAAATTTGTATTGTTTTTTACTTGATAAAGATACCCGCGAGCTTTATTTTTATTTCTCTGAGAATCTCCACAAATTGGACAACGAAAATTATAAAGATTATTTTTGACTTTCTTAAACTTTTGAAGACGAGACGATATCAAATTGATGTATTTTACATCAACATAATCCATGAAAAAACACCTCAAGTCTTCGAATTATAGAACAGCAAACCAAAAAGGTCAAGACTTATATGTGTAACAATAATTTGAAATTATTGCGGTCCACTTTATGACCGAATTTGTTATCCTCTGCAATTGGTAGAGAGACTGACTTTTTTTAATTTGATATTCGTTTTTCATGGTGGCTTTTAAGCCAATTCTAAAAATATTTATTTTTAGAATTTTTAAGATTATTTTATATGCCCTATTGCAGTTTGGGGGGTTTTCGTTACAATTATATTTGGAATGAAACTATTAATAGTACCAATTAATACTAACACAACAGCCAAAACACCACCAGACTGCCATCTAAATTTTGATAGATCTTCCAATTTTTTTTCTATTTTTTCAAATCTATCTGCAATTTTTTTGTGGTCTTTATCATTATCTTCTTTCATTTCATCAATCATTTTAACAAGAAGTGCATCATTTTTCATACTTTGTTCTATTCTCTCATCGTGCTTTGCAAGAATTGTAGCAATACGTGAATTGCCTTCCGAGATCTTATCGACCGCCGCTTCTAATTTTGATAGCATCTCGCGGGAGAGATCTTCATAAATGCCTAGTTTAGATTCAAGAACCGCTAGTTTTTCCTGGGAAAACATTTTACTTTTTCCTTTTCATCCAACGTTTACGTGATCCTGGAGCCAACTTAATTTGGGGTCCTCTTCTACGAAATCCTATCACCGGATCAAATCCAGCAACAGGTCCTTTTGGATTTGCTGTTCCACTAAATCCACCAGCTCCTGCAGCATTAACAGGAGATCCCTCTTCATGAAGTTTTCTGAAATATTCAATGACTTTATCTATGGGTTTATTTTCCATTACAGACCCGATTAAGTTCTTTTAAACAATTCTGATCTATCTGAATATCATGTATGTAACACTTAGGATATTCTGGAAGTTTATCCATAAAAACTATAAAAGTTTTCATGACTGACCACAAATCTTGCTCTATTTTATAGAACAACATCGGTGTAGTCGCTTCCCCAAAAATATTATAAAGTATAATAAAATGATTTACAAGAAGATGGATTTTCAATTCACCAGTATTGCGATACTTTCGTAGCAATCTTTTTATATACTTAAAATGATTTAAATCCTTCTCAAAGTCTTCTTTAGTGACCGCTTGGGGATTTTCATAATTTTTAATAGCAAATAGGAGAAAATTTTCTCCATTCAATTCATTAAAAATCATATCATGCAGTCAATGTTAATGTGGTGGTTCCGATACCAACACCAGACATGAAGGTTCCAGCACCTCCAACGTTGCGGGCAATCTCATTACCAAATGTCTTGGTAACAGCAGCGCCATTGTAGAAATCGGTAATGGTTCCAACAACACCAGCAGTCATATCAATTCTCAATACAGTTCCAATACCAGTGTTGGGAGCAGTGAAAGCAAATGCAACTCTGTTCGAAATCTGACCGTTGAAATTGCTGTAGAGAACATATCCATCATTGTTGGTGAAAGCAGCGACATCCGCACCAGGAGTGACTGATGCTGCATATGCAACCAATGGAGTTCCTGTAGAACGAAGAACACTTACTGTTGCACCAGCTGAGCAATAGACATTTTCATTCCAAACAACATGAACATAACCAATAGTCCCTGTTCCGATTCCAGTTGTCCCACCACCACCAACGGTAATAGGAGATGCTTTATTTGGATCCTCAAAGAAAACAGCAACTGGAGTTGCAGCTCCCAAACCAGTATTGTTTGCACCAGGAGCATCAGTGTTCAGCCCTGCTACAGGAACTAAAACTTCATCATAATATGAAGTGGAAAGACCCGAATTCTCAGTTGAACCATACCATCTTTGAATCCAACCACGGACATCAGCAAAAGTATTCCAAGGACTTCTATTACGATCAGTTTCCTTAGTATACTTTGGAATAGCGTAATTATTATCTTGCGTTTCAGTGGTTGTTGAGATGCCCCAGAGTGCCATTCTTTTTACCTTTACTAAATTTAATCGTAGAAATATTTATAAAAAATGGAGACCCTAGTTTGGTCTCCATCTTAAGTTTTTAACAATAAATCAGGGAGTTAAATCCTTTGCACCTTTATTCTTCAGTTGTCCTTGGACTTGTAAAAGAATGAGTGAAAGAATACCGTTTGATTTTACCTTTGGGTTTGCTCCAAGTGCTTCCGAAACTGCAAAAAGAACAGTTGCGATAAGAGCCTGATTTGCTAAACACCAAGCGACTAATGCCGACATGATGACCTCCGTGTGAAGAGTATCCTGTCCTATTTATCAATCAGTCCCTTGGAGAATGCATCGCATCTTGTGCTCTTTGTGCAGAAGCGCGGCGAGCTGCTACTTTTTGTGCAGGAGAATGTGGTCCACCATACTCACCAGCAGCAGGTGGTTTTTGACCAGGCACTTTTTTACGCTGTCCGACAGGAGTTCCAGACATTTTACGCATAGAACTCTTTACAATTTCAAGTGCTTTATCTCTTGGAGCTCTTGGAGTTCCTGCAACTTTTTCTTGCTTGGTTCTTTCATCAATCTGCTCTACATTTTCAGATACTGATGTTTTACTAGATTTTGCAAGTGCTTCCTTTTGCTTTTCTAATTGTTGCTGCTTTTGAAGTAGTGATTGCTGAGACTTTAACTGTTTAATTTTATTTGCAGTTGCAGCAGATCCCGTCATCTGTGGCGCTTGTTCAGCAACATCTTTTGCTCTTGCAGTTGCAGTAGCATACATTACTTCCTTTGCTCTTTCACCGTAACGTTGTTTGAATCCTGCAAGATTCTTTTTCATTGATTTTACAATCTTTTCTTTTTTCTTAGTCTCTGCAGAGGTCAAAGTTTTTTCATCAAGTTCAATAGTTTCAACCAAATGACCGCCAAGTTTATCAGCAATCTGATTCATTTCAATTTTTACTTCAGGATTAATTACAATTTTGTTTTTTACAGACTTTTCTTTAATCTTTCCTTCTCCACCTTCTTTTTGAACTTCATTAACGACTTCACGAAGATCACTTCTCCAATCAGAAAATTCCTCTTTTACTTTTCTCTGAGAAATTGCAGCACCACGAACTTTTCTACGATTTAGAAGATACTTATCGTTCTTATCGTGATCTCCATCATTATCAATATCTTTATCTTCACGACCAACAGCATCCAAACCTTTGCCTGATGTTACAGATGCAGTCTGCTTACCTTTCTTTCTTTCTCCTTCATAAGGAGTACCATACTGAGTCATTTCTACTGACGAAATATTTGGATTTGCACGAAGTTGATTAATCTTTTCACGAGTAGCCATACGAACATATGACTTGCCAGTTGCCTTATCTTTTACTCTAACCTGATACTTTTTAACATCGGTTTCTTCAGAAACCGATGCTGCTCCAGGTCCAAGACCCAACTTTTCTTTAACAGCAGCCTTTTCAGGACCAGTCATAGTTGTATGACCCATATATTGATTATATGCCTGATCCAATTTAACATCCTCTCTTCTAGCACGATAACGAATATCATAAACTGCTTGACGAACTCTCTTTGCCGAAGATTCAGCATCGTCTTTACCCTTTTCTACTTTCTTACCACCTGCTGCAGGGTTTTCTCCACCTTTGCCCAGTTGAGGTTTAAACACCTCACGCACATAAACAGCAGAGATGTCGTTAAGAGGATTCATTGACATTTTAATAAATTTTTTAACTACTTTTTGCCTTATACTTATTTATGAAATTAATACCATACGCTTTTTGACCTGGTGCTAGATTTTCCTTTCCTGTACCTACAGCACCTGGAGTTTGTTGAGCAGCATACTTAAAATAACCAAGAGTTCCAATTAAAGTGTTTGGATGTTTTTTATCTCTCATCTTTCTATTCATTTTAACTTCAGTATATTCCATTACATCTTTAATCCAAGATTTAAACATAATATTATCTTCAGTTACACAAATGAGATAGTTTGTTCCTCTCCTAATAATTTTTCCAACTAATCCAGTATTTAAATTTTCTACTAATTGACCAATTTTAAATACATTCTGAGTGATGTAATTCTCTCTCAAATTTCTCCAGTCAAATTTGGGGGCAATCTCCCAAAGACTCCAACCCTCCTTAATCTTCATTGATTTTCTAAGAGTATTATACAGTTGTTTTACTGCAGCATCATCCAATGTTTTTGGAACACCAGATCTAAAGGTTTTAAAATCTCCCTCAGCAGCTGCCTTCCTCAATTTAGATGCAGACATACCTTCAACACCTTCTGCATCAGGATCACGCTCGCCAGCAGAAACAACATTCAAATCTTTAAAATCATATAGTTCTCCATTGTACTGACTAGCAAGCTTTTCAAATTCTGCTTTACGATCAGATCCAACAACAATATTAACACCACTATATCCATCAGCATGTGCCTGTTTTAGAACATCAAAAATAGTTTTTGAATTTGCATCATTGACTATTCTTTCACCATGCTTTGGATACATCTGACGCATGACTGAAATTTTTGTATCTGGATCTAATGGATTCTTTTTAGCATCATTAGATCTTGATGGATAAATCTTATATTCTCCTTTTCCAGCAACTTTTGCAACTGCATCTAAAAGTTTTTCATGACCAGTTGTTGGTGGATTAAATCTTCCAAATGCTACAGTGAGAGTACCTTTTGCTTCTTTCTTCTCTTTTGGTTGCTCTTCTTTTGGTGGTTGGACTTGAGTTGCAGCAACTTGCTGATTTGCAGTAGTTCTAACTTGCCTTGGATCCTGTTGCCCTGGTTTTTGTCCTTGATTATAAAACTTTAGTTTGCCGCCAACAGTTTTTGCTACAAATTCTCCATTTTTATCATACCATCCACCATGCCCATCACCAGACAATCCCATCCTCTTCGCTTGCATTACTGCTTGGGATTGCTCTGCTTCAGATAGAAATTGAGAAAAATCCTTCATATTGTTTATTAATATACATTATTTATTGATCAGACTGGCTCCAATCTAACAACAATTTCATTCAATCTAATTCCAGTCCCCTTTTCTTTCCCCCTACCTTTTAAACGAATATCAACATACACTTTATTTGCAAGATTTGCAACGTAGTTATCATCAATTGGTTTTAAGTAACTTTCAGTAAGAACATAGTTTGCTGTCCTATCATCATTAGATCCAAATTGATGTTTACCAGTCAATGCTTCCTTAACAACTGCTTTTTTGAAGGTCAGATAAACATCAGATGGTTGAGTATTCTTCCTAGACCCAAGAATTTCTTGTAGTTGCTCAATTAAACCACCAGTTCCCTTTGCTTTATTCAATCTTGTCTTTAATTGAGCTCCTGGTGCAATCTTTTGTCCAGTATCTAAAAGATTTCCGATTTGTTCTATTAATAAAGCAATCTCACCATAGGTCTGAACATTTTGTCTTGCCCCATGCTTCTGTGCAACCTCTTTAAGGACTTTAGTTAGAACAAGCATAGTGCTATTAATACCAGCACTCGATAGTTGAAATTTTTCACCATATTTCATAGAGCACTTATATTTTTTTCCATTCTTAACAAATAGAACATCTGTTTTTGGTTCTGGACGACTCCCACCAAGTTGAGAGAATGTTCTATAAAAAGACTGCTTATCAGATACTCCTTTTAAAATTTCATTATCAAATATTTCCTTAGCAGCATTTGCAACCTCTGTAGTTATTGGTTTAGATTCCAAATCTTGCAACTCTCTCAATTCTGCGTCACTTTTGCCTTGCATTCTAGCATAGGCTTCACGCATAATAGCATATTCAAACTGTTTTCCTTTATCAACAGCCATTAAGTTTACTTAACAGTTTTAAATATTTAGAAGTGGAGAATAGGGGACTCGAACCCCTCACCCCTGCCGTGCAAAAGCAGTGCTCTACCAAATGAGCTAATTCCCCAAAAAACCCTTGCGGGTTAAGCACCAAGAACAGCACCAAGATTATCATCAATACTCTGGACAACAGAACGAATATCTGCAATACGAGGAGGAACACTTACCTCATCATATGTATATCCTCGTTGTGCTTCAAACAGAACTTGGCGAACTGCAGCAGCAGAACGAGCATCCATTTTAACTGTTACTTGTTTTTCTTTAGTCATAGATCTCCCTCAACACGATTTTCAGAACGGTAAACATCAAACGTACCCTCAGGATAACGAGCACTTAATTTTTGATAATTCATTTCGAGAACTTCTTCAATAGTTGTATCAAGAGACATACAAGCTTGAGCAAGATACCAACAAATATCCCCAAGTTCTCTCTTCATATGAAAGACATTCTCTTCATTCCAAGGTTTGCCTTGGAAAATAATTTTTTTAACAACTTCAGTAAATTCCCCAGACTCTGCACCCAAACCAACAGCAGCGGTTAAAAGACGAGGAATATCGCAATCCTGCACTTCAAGTTCAGTCATCCTTGCAAGGAAAAGACCAAAGTTACTACTTGGTTGACTTGTAGTTTGGCGAACAAAGTCTAGATATTTTTCAGTATCAATTTTTTTAGTCATTAGAACTTAAATCCTTCAAACGATTTTTTAGGTTTCTTGTCTTCGTAATAATTATACTCTTCTTCGTTTCCAGAGTCAAGTATGTCTTTTTGTGCTGACTGTTCACAATCGTACAATCTCATTTTGGCACGGTCAATACCCACAATAAAACGCTTGTAGATAGTGGGGTCATTGTATCGGTTCTTCAATTGTTTCACCATAATCTGTCCCAACTCCTCAAGCTCTTCAGTGCTAATAAGGGCAAACATAAGATCAGCAGTAGCAGGGAGACCAAAGGATTCACTAGTATCAGTAAGTTCAACATCAGAAGAACCAAAACCTGAACGAGTGGTCTGAGTAGCGGAGACAATCGGGACATTAAACTCCACTGCGAGCCCCCTAAGTTCTTCAGCAATTGCTTTAACAAAAGTATAAGAGTTGATGTTGCTGTTTCCGCGATACCTAGAGGAAGAACAAATATTAAGGTAATCAATGAAAATAATATCAGGTTTAAATGACTTCTTAAGTGCAAGTTCATTAAGAAGTGCCTTAAAATGTCCAGCATGAGCTGATGCAGTTGGATACTCCTTAATTATAAGAGTTCCCTGAGTCTTCTTAGATAGATTTGTTACTTTATTTTCAAAGATTTGTTTTGGAAGTCCACTGATGTCTTGAATAGGAACATTCAATAAGTTTGCGTCAATTCTTTCAGCAATTCGCTCCTCCGCCATCTCAAGAGTGATGTAGAGAACGTTCCTGCCTTGCAATAAGACGGAAGAAGCAACATGGCACATAAAGAGACTTTTTCCGACACCCGTACCAGCAAGAGCGATATTGAGAGTCTTACTAGGTAAACCACCTTTCGTGATTTTGTTAAAGTATTCCAGATCAAATTCAATTTTATCTTCTTGTCTGTGATAGAAATCATATCGTTGCTCATAATTTTGTAGGTAATCGTGCCCAATGTTATTATCAAAAGATACTGCTAATGCGTCAGAAAGGATACTTGGAATTGCATCACGATTTTTCTTTTCATCTTTACCATCGGCAACTTGAATTGCTTCCATCAAAGCAAGATAAATTGCTCGATCTCTACACCATTTTTCTGAAGTATTAACTAACCAATCAAGTTCTACAGGAACATCATCAAGACAATCAACTAAATGAAGAATTTCTTTTACTGTTGTATCGTTAATATCGCTTCGTTTTTCAATTTCAATCGCAAGTACTTCTTTGGTTGCTAATTTATTGTACTGATTAATAAAGTTAAGAATTTCTTGAAATACTATTCTTTGATTGTTATCTTCAAAGTATTCATCCTTAATAAAAGGTATTACTTTTCTTGCGTATTTTTCATTATAAAGTAAATTGCGAAGGATTAAAAACTCAACTTTGTCCATATTTAAAAGAAAAAGAAATACTCAACCTTGTTTTTTCTTCCCTAAAAGGAAGCACCATATGAAGAAGATAGGTAGGAAATAAAACTAATATTGAAGGGGATGGATATAAATGATAGAAATCTATATTATACGGTGTTGGTTTATCAGTCAATAGTTGAACTTTTTTACCATAAGAGGGATCTTGAAATACTAAAGAACCTCCATCTATATTATTCCAAGTTCCTGCCCTAAGAGGGTTTCCAGCAGTGTAGTGAAAATTCCATTCTTCTCCAACTACTGATTCTATCGGATAATAAACTCCTGCAAGGGAGGTTGTTCCATGATGATGGAGAAAATTAAAATCTCCTGTCTTGTTAATATTTGCCCACAGATCAGAACAGATTAATCCATTTTTATATCCGTAAGTTTCGCAATAGTGATTTCCACAATCTGTTAGAATAGAAGATAGATCAGTAAAACTTTTATATTTTTTCTCTAAGTCTGGTTTACTGTGCCACCCACCAACATTGCTATGATCTTCTCCTGCTTTATCAGATTTAATTTCTTTAAAAATATCTTCTACAAGAGAAACATTCAAATTATGATTATTTTCCCCAAAATTGTATATTCCAATCGGGACTGGAAATAAAGGAGCAGAAATAAATTCACAATTACCCACCATAACTAAACTCCTTCTTAGCAATCTCATCAAGTTTTTGCATCACATCTTCGGTGAAATATTCTTCAGGATTTGCTAGAATTTGTTTTCCATAGATTTTTTTACCATCAATCTCATAACGTCCTGCTACATTCTTCCAGAGTCCACCAATCTCACCAAGTTCCAGAAGACCATAGTAACGATCAAGACCGCGCTCATCATAATAAAGACGGACTTCAACATTTTTGTTCTCCTTACTCAAACGCGATTTAGCAGTCTTAGCTTTGATAATATTGCCGACCACTTCTGTTCCATCCTTCTCTTTCTTTTTGCTGAGATAAATGATCGTGCTTGCTGCGTACTTGAGTCCAGAACCTCCTCCCATTTCTTTCGTTGGTACGTAAGCTCCGATGACATCGTATGTATGATTTGTGACCAAGAGTGGAACATTTGCCTGTCCTAATTTAAGTGTGAGCATTCTAAAAGCACCTTTTACAAGTTGAGATTTTGTCATATCACGAACTTGCTTATCATTCAGTGCATCAGTGATTTCCTTTTCAGTTGAAAGCATTCCTAAAGAGTCTAACACAAACATGCAAGGTTTGCGTTCTCCTTCAGGTTTTTTTAAGTATAGATCTACCGCTTTGAGTGCTTTACTACGAAACTCCTCCACTGTAACAACATTAACAACAACAAGACGAGAAGTATCAATTCCACGAGATTCTACGAGAGATTTGGTGATAGCGGCTTCAGTATCAAAGTAGAGACAATAACCATCGGGGTGAGTATCAAGAAAATTCTTAACCACAGCGAGAGAGAAGAAAGTCTTTCCAGTACTAGACTCTCCAGCAATAGCAGTAATTTTATTCCCAGATACACCACCAAATATGCTACCTGAAACCAGTGCATTAAAGATGTACGAACCTGTATCAACATACTTTTCAGTCTCATCAATGTCGGAAGCAAGTTGCGTATACTCACCACCGATTTCTTTTACGATATCTTTAAGAAAATCCATATTATTCAAATAAAAATGTGTAGTTAATTCTTCTATTTTCTTGTTCCGATGTTTTTAGACCCATATCAACAATTATATATCCTCTTAGATTTAATTGCAACAATTGAAATATTTTAAGCATTGAAATAATACCAATTAGTATCAATAAATCTATTTTTTTCTTTATTAATAAAACAAATACTTATAGATAATCTTTTTGAAAGTGGACAACATTTATGAAAATTTCCTGAAGGTATGTAAAGCAAATCTCCAGGTTTTAATGTATAGTCAATTAACAATTGTAAGCGGTCATCAGAACACAAATGTCTTTCCTCTATAGAAGAATCTGCATTATATACTTTCCAATGAGATTCTCCATCTATTTGAAGAATTATATTGTTTGAATAATCTCTATGAACTGAAAAAGATTCTGCAGACTTTTTTAATCCACCATAAACATGAAAATCTAAATTTATATCTGGAATATTTTCATATACTTCTGCAGATAAAGAATTACACGTATTATTGAATTTATTAAAATTACTGCAATAGAATGCTTTTCCAGAATTTATATATTCAAATATTTCTCTAGAAGAAAATCTAGAAACATCAGACCATGGATATATTTTTTCTTCTAATGGTTTAACTTTTTCATTATCTATGATAAAAATTTGATGTTTTCCATAAAGATAAGGATTATTTAAATAATTTTCAACTTCTTTCCACGAAATAATACCTCGTGGGTCAAATTCATTAATACCAAGAAAAGCTGTTTGTGGGTTTGATTTTATTTCTCTATAAACATCCAAAGAAATAGTAGACATTATACAACCATCCCATACTCTTCACGAAGAATTTTTTTATAAGGTAAACCTTGTTCTCTAAGATCTTTAACCAACTTAAGTTTGTGATAGAGAGCAGCATCTCCACCAAAACCAAGTGCTTTTACAATTGTATTCAGTTCGTCGTCATTAATAGGCAAATCCATAAATCACTCAAATTCATAATGTGGATGTTGAGACTTAAAAATCTCTACCTGTTCTTTAGTTTTAAAGAATTTGAAAAAAACAGTATTTGAAAATTCTCTAAGTTGATATTTAACTTTAATCATTAGTATTCTCCAGGGTAAAATTCATACTTATTGTAATTCTTGGTTCATCTGTTCTTTGAACAAATACTCCATGAGGTAGATATGAGGGAAAAATTATAAAATCATTTTCTTTAATATCCAAAGTAAAATATGGATAAACAACAGAGTGATCTATACTCTCTTTTTTATAAGCCTGCCTTAACAAAGTATTTGAAGAATAAAATAAATGAGCATTTGTATAATTATAAAAAGTTATTGGCGGATGTTTATCATTTATTTTTAAAAAGAAAACTCCACTATAAAAACAGTTATTATCAATATGATCATGAATTTCTTGATTGGAATTTTTCAAATAATAATTATACCATATATTTTTTATACAAAAATTATGAGCATTTAAATTATTTTTCTCTGAAAATTTTATATATTCATTTTTAAATTGATAGAGTAACCCAGAATAATCGATATTATTATTACTATCAATTGTTGTATAAACATTACAGTTCCAATCTGGTTTTTTAATTTTCTGATTTTTTTTGTAATCTAGATTTATTTGATTTAATAGATTATCCCCAAATTCTTTTTCTATATTCAGATTGACTTTCCATATTTGATTAGAAAATAAATTAAGAATCATACAAAGAAAGAATCCAAATTCGACGTTTTTTCAACTTTCCATCCAATTGCATCCAAGATTGCTTTTAGAGGTTCTACAAAACTTTTCTCAAATTGTAAGTCATAATCTATATATTTGTCAAGATTAAGCTCTTTAGGAAAATCTTGAATAAAAGAAATTACATTTTCATGTATAGGATTTGGTTTTTTTAGAAAAATAAATTTAACCTTCTCCCCATTTTGAATTAAAGAATATTTGTTCGTAAGTTTATTTTGTTTAATGTAATGATTAAAAAGAAGTGCTCCACGAACTTGGATAGGAGTTTTGGGCGCATAAATGTTCGAAGTAGAGGAATACTTTTGAACGTCTGATGCAGTCCTAGGAAAAGCTACTTCCTCTGGGCGAAGATTTTTAAATTCTTCACGACACTTATCTATGAAATTAATTACATCATCTTCAGTGCCGTTCATCATCAATTTTAACCCATCCTTAATCATTTTGCGACAAGGTGCTGGTGTAGAAGATTTAACTGCCTCAATACCCATCATCTTAAGTTTAGGTTCTTCATAAAGAACACCCTCACTATCCCAAACATTAAGAATATAACGCTTCTTAGCAGTCCAGATTCCACGCTCAGCAATGTTCTCGCGCTTCATCTGCATCTTCTGGTCATAGGCATTCACATAGTCCGCCAGTTCTTGGTAGCAACCTTCAATATGCTTTTCAAGTTCCACTTTAGCGACCTTATCAAGGAACGAAACAACGCTTTCAGTAGTTTTCTCTCTTCCCTTGTATACAGTTTCAACCAAAGGACCCATATTAAGATAAATGGAATCGGTATCAGAAGCAATAACATAATCTACTCCGTCAGTTTTAAGAATTTTATTCAGATAAGTATTCATCTTATTTTCAATCCACCGAATCGCTACCTGACCCGAAAGAGTGATTGCCTCTGCGTTTTCAAGTTTATAATACCGAAAATATTGATTTCCAATAGCACCATAAGCAGAATTCAAAGAAATCTTTTTCGCCATTTGAATATTATTGCACCGAGCAATTTCTTTTTCAAGATTTTTTGTAGGAGTTTTTTCGTATTGTTTTTTTGCCTCGATCATCTTTTTCTTAAAGATGACTCGTTCATTGTACATTTTTTCCATTAGTTCTGGAAGAAATCCGCGAACGTCCTTGCGAAACATTGCCCCATTTGCACATACTGCATAATCCTTATACATCTCAAAAGTCAATTCTCGATTAAGAATTTTATCTACACTGATTGTTGGATGTTTATCGTCAATTAAGGTTTCTGGAGAAACATTGTACATCATAATGAGATGTGGATATAGAGAATTGAGGTCAAAATTAACAACCCAATCATAAACACCAGGTTTTGGTTCTTTTACATATGCTCCAGCATATTTTTCATCTTTTGCAGACCTAACCTTAGGAGGAATAACAATGTTCCTCTTTTTCAAATAGTTGTAGATAATATTATCCCACATTCTAACTTGATAGAACACATCACTAAAATTCAACTTAGCATCAAAAGCCATGGTAATGGCTAGTTCGATGAGCTTCATTTTATCTTCTAAACGATCTACAAGTTCTACGTCTCGAATGTTATATTCAACAAATTTTTGCCACCCATTAGTATAAAAATCTTTAAACGTATCAAACTCAGAGTGATCTAATTTTTTCTGACCAAGTTCAACTTCGGCAATATAATCAAGGCGATAAGATTCTTGAGCTTTGTATGTAAACTTTTTATATAAATCAAGATAATCTAATTGAGTGATACCACCAACATCATATGTCGTATGCCTTCTACCATTGATGTAAACTTCCCCTTCGGTAACCAATCCCCAAGGAGAAAATTTCTTCATCGTCTTCTCACCCAAAACTCTATAAAGTCTTCCACAAATATATGGGATATCGTAGAGTTGAATATTCCATCCAGTAATTACTTCTGGAGTGTTTTCCATCCAAAAATTAAGAAAACTTAAAAGAAGGTTTCTTTCACTATCACAACAAATGTACTTTACATTTGCCTGAGTATTATTAAATGGCTTGACTCCCCAAGTAACAATATTTTTAGTAGAATAATCTTGAATGGTAATAGTCAAAATTTCTTCTGAACATGAATTTGCATCGGGAAATCCTTGTTCGGCAGAAACCTCAATATCTACTGTAATTAACTTAATTTTATTAATATCAAATTTAATTTCTTCCTCGGGATACTTATCAGAAATGTACTGACAAATATACCTATCATTACCGTAGATCTTAAATCCTTCTACACCATCATATTTTTTATAAAATTCTCTACAATCAGAAACGTATCCAGGGTTAATTGGATCTACACATTCCCCATTAAGAGTTCTATATTTTGTGTTTCTTGAAGATTTTACAAATAAAGTTGGATGATATTCCTCCTTAAACATTACATGTTGACCATTTTCATAACCACGGACCAGAAACTTGTTTCCGATCATTTGCACATTGGTGTAAAATCTCATTATTTAGTCAGATCTTTATAAAGGTTCAAAAGTCTAGAATTTGGATCAGTAATAGTCAAAATTTTATCAGAATGAAGCATAAAAGTATTCTGATCCGTATATGATACCAACCATGGTTCTATGGTTGGGAATGCTCCTTCGATAGGAGAATCTTTAACCAAATATGGTTCTGTAAGTTTACAATCTGGTTCTCCAATATCAGCTCCGATTTCTTCAATCTGAGTTAGAAGAATCATCTTGTTCTGGAGAACTAGTATTTTGAGTTTCTTGTCTTCCATGAATTAAAACATCCCTTTCATACATTGTTTTAAGATCTTCAGTTGGTTCAACTATAGTAACCATCCAGTCAAGAGGAATTGGTACAACTTTATCCTTAGAAAAAGTAGGCCAAGGATAAAGAGAGATTCCAATTTTAGTTTCTACATTTTCATCATCACCATCAGAAATTTTATATTGCCTGTTTTCAATAGAAACTAAACAAGGATTTTCTAAAATATAACTTACTGGTTTATCGTCAACAATTGCTTCTTTTATATCCGCAATTAGTCTTTCTCCAGATTTTAAAACGGACAACTTTACAGTCATAGATCGTACATACCTCTACTTAGTATATCACAAAAAAATGGAGGAGTCAACCTGGATTTTGCCAGGAACTCCTCGCGCCGACGATATTCAGAATTATTTATTCGCCACCGTCTCCTCCACCACCATCGCCACCATTTCCATTACCACCAGAACTTGAATGACTTCTTATTGGAACTGCTTTTCCTTTTGGAATTTTTTTAGATTTTCCCTGAGAATAAACAGTGTGTGGAATTGCACCTCTATATGCAATTTTTTGAAATTCGTCGAAAGATTTCATTTGTTTTTTAATTATTTAGAGATAGTCTTTCCTCTTATGATGATCTGGAACAATTCGTCCAAGAGTAATAGTCAGAAGCCCATCCTCAAAATCAACTGATCTAACTTCCGTGTCGTCAGAGAGTGTCCAGGAACGTGTAAATGACCGTTGAGCCAGACCTTTGTGGACATACCTGGTATCAGTTTCTTTATCTTCTTTTTGCCCTTCAACAAAAAGTTTGCCGTCTTGAGTGTAGACATAGACTTCTTTCTTTTTAAATCCAGCAAGTGCAAGTTCAAGTCTTGACTCTACATTACTGACTTGAACTAAATTGAATGGAGGATAATTTGAAGTTGTTTCGTGAAGACTAAAGATACGATCAAAGTATTCATCCAGTCCAATACTATTGCGCGTGATTCGTTCCATCAGGGTAGGAAGATCCGCAGCAGTATACCTTGTGAGGTTAGTCATTATGGTAGCTCCTTTAAAAGCGAGTTTGTGTTTTATGGACCCTTTCGGCATCCATTACTAATTATATAAGAAACGAAAAAAAGAGGTATCAGTAAAACCGAACCTCTTTTTAGGGTGTTCCGACTTTTGTAGAGACCGCACGAAAGGTCTCAAGTATATTTATTATCTTAAAAATAATTAATATTAAGATTTACTCTTGTGCTGGTATCAGTACATGTACTTGATGTATGCCAAAGTTGTGGATCAAAAATTATAATTCTATTTTCCTTTGATTCAATAATTTGATTTGAATCTCTAAATTTAGTATAACCATCAGAACTATTCAGATATAAAATTGCGCTCTTACTACCACAAAAATCATTATCTTGGTGGTATCCATGCTCAACTATTAAATTTGTTCTAGGGTATAAATTTAATTTTACTCTAATTAAAGATTTAATATCCAAAATATCAAACAACTGCTCAAAGATATGAAAATAATTGCTTTTAGATCTTCTATTAATATAAAGAAGATGGCAGAAAAATGTATTATCTTTATCTTCACATAATTGAAAAGGTGGTTCTAAAACCGTATCGCAATACCAAGGAAAATTATTGTTAAATATTTCTTGTCTTATATAATTAAAATATTCTATTGTTAAAAAATTATCAATAATTTTAACAGAATCACTCACTATCCTTTGCTTTTCCCTTTTTACCAATATTGTATTTTTGCTCTAAAACCCAATCATTTTTTTCTTTATAAGCAAGAACTTTGATTTGATTAAGTGGCGCAATATCTGTTACAGCACTTTCTTTCACTATAGTAACAAGTCCCCAATCAAAAAGTAATCTGATAATTCTGTTACGACGCTGAACATCATTTACAGTAAGATTTGCATGTTTACCGTCAAGGGCAAACAATTCCTTAAAGTGAACAATATAATACTTACCTTGCTTATGCAAAATATGGCAGGATTGATAGAGTTTTTTCTCCTTACGGGATGCTACTCCGATTCTGGTTAAAGTCTCACGAACTTTTAGAAAATCATCTGGTTCATTAAGAATAACCTCAATCATTTGATCTTGTGACCAAGTAACTTCTGGTTCTACTGTAGCAGTAGTCATTTTGTTCCTCCAACTTCAAGTTTCAATTTAATAAAGTTAATTTGTTCTTTCGATAAAATTTTCAGAGCTTGAGATGCTTTTTCATTACTATAACCATAGTATTGTTTAATACATTCTAAGTCTGTGACTTTATCCTTTCGGATCCAGGGAGAAAATCTCTTCTTTTTCCTCAGACTATTTATAAAAAAGTCATACTGCATCTTCTTTGTAAGAAAATGATGCTGATTCATTTCATTTGCAAACAAAATACAATCAAGGTGTCCAGATAGACAACGATTGATAATATATGGAGCATATTCCTTCTCAAGCGAAGGGTCTTCATCAATTAGATTCTGTTTCGAAAAATTGATCGAGGTTAACCAGTCCTTCAATTCCATAATTAAAAAGTAGTAGTTCTTTACGTTTCTTTTGCTCTCGCATATATTCGCCAGCGGAACGCATCGTATAAGTCAGATCAAACTCAGCAGCGTTCCAATTCTTAAAACGGTCTTTTACAAGTTGATCGGAGTTATAACTTACTAACTGATCCATATCGTTAGAATCGCAGTCAGCAGCAAACTTATCGTGATCAAATCCTTTGTGCATTGATCCCTTATGCCCATAGAGATTATCCTTAATATCATAAGGAGGGTCGAGATACATAAAAGCACCCTTATTTCCATCCATCAGATAATCATACGAGTAATTAGTTATACGCCAATGTTCGATTAACGTAGAATACGCAGGCAATTTTTCGATCCCTCGCAAACTGAAGTTGTTTTGGGAAGCTTGTTCTGAAAATGATGAGCTCTCTGTGAGACCACTGAAAGAGCACTTATTGACAATATAGAAAGCCACAGAACGATCAAGACTGGACAAACTTTGGTCATTGATCTTCTCCTTACTTGTTAGGAACAATTCTTTTGCGGATTCTGGATTGTTATGTCTAGATTTAAGATCGACAAGTTTGTCTTTCATATCTGGACCAAACATTTGAAGTTGTTGCCAGAAATTTACAAGAGGTTCATACAAGTCATTCACCCAAATATCTAGGCTAGGATACTTTTTGGTGATATAAATTGCAACACTCCCTCCGCCAAGAAATGGTTCTCTAAACTCATCATAGTTACGAAGATCTGGGAAATAAGATCCCATCTTTTCACATGCACGGGACTTACCGCCCGGGTAACGTAACGGTGTTTTAAGAGACTTCATAATCAATAGGATGATACTTCAAATACTCTCTAAAAGTTAGTTTCATTTCTTTCTGCGTCATACCACAGTGCTTTGCGGCAGCAGGAACGGTCATTTTAGCACGAAACAAACCTTCATTTGCTTCTTTTACATTTTCTGGAGTTGTTTTTACAGGAACATCATAAAGAGATGCCTTATCAATTTTGAGCAGACCCATTTACACACCTCACAACAATTTGAGTATCTCTAGTTGCTTCTGCCATCTCACGATACCCAGTCCCAACATAAATTTGACCGCCAACTACAGCAACGGCACAGGCACCCCAAAAGATATAATACCACCTGGATTTGACCTGATGTTGCTTTTTCAGTTCATCAAGTTCTTCGTGAATATCTTGGTGATGAAATCTCAAAGGTTTTTGTATCAATGCTTTGAGTTTTTTGTTTTTCATTTGAACTCACACTCCACCATTACTTCAGTCAAACAAGCAAGCATATTTATTTCTTGGTCTGCGACAAATGCTCCTTGATACTGATACTTAGCGAGCACAAGAACAGCAGCAGGAATAG